GTGCTGGACGAACCCGCAAACGGCCTAGTTTGTGATACTTGGGTTTCGGAGTGGGTTCGGGAATTGTTTACATAGGGAATCAGGTCGTCTATTTTTTGTATGTAACTTTTATCTTGTTCATTTAGGTAATCTTTCTGCGTGGTAGGTATAAAGCCAAATCTGTTTGCGACCTTTTGAAGTGTTTTCGACTAATTCTCTAGAAAGGTAACGCTGACGCATTAAATAGCACAATGCCATGCTAATTTCGCTGGCTTGAAGCGTTTCCGCAATCTTTTGAATCTCTGCCAATGTCATCTTCCCTGAAGAATCTTTAAGTATCTGATGAACCTTATTTGCCGCTTTCATTACATCCCCTGTTAGTATTACACAGGGGATATATTACAGACAATAATACTAATGTCAAGCAGTTAATAATTGAATCGCACGGGCTTTCATTTTGTCCCCGCCACCGAACCAAGTATTGTTCAAACGGGCATCATCGTTACGGGCTGGATGGTGATGGTCGAAATATTCTGTAACCGCATTCAACAAACCCCATTTTGTATTGCCAGCTAAATCCGCACCCATTGCTTCACCTTCAAATAAATCCATGATTTTTGCGTAGCCACGATGTTTGTCGTAGTTATATTCAGGATTTTGAAGCTGGTCAGCGGTCAATATTAGGTTACGAACATAATCGCTTGCATCAGACCAAGCCAGCTTTTGAGTTCTCAAAAATTGACCCATCTGAATAAACGCACCGAATGATTCGACTGCTTTGCCGAGTTTTGCTTTCATGGCTTCGTGGTCAAACTCACGAGCATGGGTGAAAGACACAGAGCAAGCATCTTCTGCTGTTGCCATTGACAAAGTATTGTTGCAAACAACACGCACAGAAGTGAATCGGGCTGTCGTTGCTAAAGACTTGTCGCAAGAAGTAGAAAGCAGTAGGAACCCACCGATACCATCGTCTTTACTGATTTCAGCGAATTGACCTGTTTCAGCCAAAGCCCACATACGCTTGCCGCCAAACAAAGTGCCAGCAGTATGCAATTTGAAGCCGTTTTCCTCTACCAAATCTCTGAAAAATTCTAATACTTGTGCTGGCTGAACAGCTTTATATCTATCAGAAACAATAGATAAAGGCTCTTTAGTGTCAGAACGATACAAAATATTGCGACCATGAAAATGTTTCGCTTCGGCAAATTGGCTGTTATCCAGTTGTTGCGGAACATATATTGCTGGAGCAGATTCAATAGTCCAGTCCATGCCAGCAGATTTTTGCCATTCTTCGATTGATGCGCCTTGTTGTAGTTCTTGACCCAAACCATGCCAAGGTGTTTCGCCAACGAAAGCCATTTCTGTGAAGCCGTCTTGTCTAATTGTTAATTCGTGTGCCATTTTGTCTTTTCCTATCTTATTAAATTGATAATGCAAACATACAACCAAAAACGATGCCGAGAATAATTACTCCGAGCCAATCAAATAATGTTGGCTTCATTATTTTGGCTCCCACAAGTTGATTGCTAGAGAAATTGCCATTGGACGGTTAGGAGCAAAGTCGAGAGTAATGCCGTTTTGCTTAACAGCCCAAGTGCCAGTTCTGCCTTTCGCAACATAAAACACACCTGATTCGTTTGAATCACAAAGAACACGATAAACGCTAGGAGTTACTTTTTGAATTTGAAGCTGATTCATTTTGTTTTCCTTTCGGGGAAATAGTAGAAATTACTACCATGAAAGAATTGTGCCTCCGATTTAGTTGGAAACAAAGCATTTTCGGAAATATTTTTATTTCCTTTGAAATCATTGAGTTATAAAACCCTTCATGGCACACGGGAATGAAAAGGGTGAGAGGTTGTGTCCCGAAAGGTAGGGAATACGTGATTTCCCTAGTCAGTTTTTAGTGATAACGCACTACACAACCCCTCATTGTTAGGTCGGGCTACTCGTTTCTTTACACTTTCGCCCTATTTTTATACTCCGCAACCGCAAATCATTTTGCCGTTAAACCCAGTAACGCAACGATAGGGTGCGTAAACAGGGCATGAGGCAGATGCGATTGTTGATACTGTCAATAATAATACCAAAATTGCTTTTTTCATGTCTTACTCCTTAAAAGGGTATATCTTCGTCAATGTTTTCGAGTGTCGGTGCTGGTGCGCTGGCTGGCGCATCGGTTTTACCACCTAGCATCTGCATTCTTTCCGCTACTACTTTTGTAGAAAACTTTTCTACTCCGTTTTTGTCGGTGTATTTGTCGGTTCGCAGACTACCCGCCACATATACCTGACTACCTTTTTTAAGGTATTTACCGCAGATTTCACCGAGTTTGCCAAATGCGGTAATGTTTACCCACTCTGCTCCTTCTTTATCTTTGGTTTTCCAGCCACAAGCAATACTGAAATTCGCTACCGAATCCCCGCCAGCCGTAACTCTTAATTCGACATCCTTGCCTAGTCTGCCGATACCTTGCCACATATTCAAATCATTACTCATCTACTTTCTCCGCTTAAGTTAAGAACTGCATTTTCTACTTCACGAAGGAATTGAACTACTTCCCTCTCCATATTTGCAATATAGGCTTCATCACGAGGAACTCTGATGCAGAAATATCGCAAATTCTTTGGCACACGGGGGTCATAAGAAACAAAGTCCCACCATTTGCGACCCGTTACCCACATACCCATTTGCATTTGTCCGTAATACTTTGCGGGTGATACTCCCGACTGGATTGTTTGTAAATGAGTTGTGGAATTCGGGCATTTAATTTCAAGACCACCATCGTCTCCAATAAGCCCGTCAGGCTTGCGCCTACCCATTTGATAGTTGGGTGTCGAATGAAGCCGACTTGCTCTACAAAGACCCCATTTGAAGCCTCATAGTGAATCCTTGCTTCGGGTTCGGTTTGCGTTCCCCATTCCATAGCAGAACTTTTGAATCCGTCAACAATTTGACCCGTCAAGCGTTGAGTAATTAACTCCCAACGATATGCTTCACGAGTTTTCGCTTCTCCGTTTGTTTTACTTTTGGCAAGAACATCGGTAATCTTGCTGGCGGTTACATGACCGAGCCGTTCAAGCAACCATTCTGTCGTTCCCTGTTTGATTTCAATATCTACAAGTCCAGCGAATGGTATAGGCTCAACATTAACTGTGAATGAGCCATCTTTTTCGGCAACGATTCTGTCCTCTGATGTGAAAGTTGTCATTTTTCACCTCATTGATAATTCCGCAGTTGCGAACTTTGAACCATTTTTCTTGAAAACGAGCATCCTCACTAGGCGGTGTATAGCCTAATTTGCGGAATGTTTCGAGGACATTAGTTTTGGCAGAAGGGATATATTTATGATTGAGGTCAAGGATTCTTGATGCTTTCATACTTGTTTCTCCAATTCTGATTTACGAGTTTTGACTACATCATTGACATATTTTTTCAAATCAATGTTTTCGTTGCATTTCTCGATAGCCTGTTGCCAGTTTGTTTTCAGTTCGTCTAAAGTTTTTGAAGCCTGAATCTTTAGCACGGACTCTGCTAGTTCTAATTTTTTCGCTTCAAAATCTTCGGGAGTGTCAGTCGGCAAATCCTCACCGCTATATATGTATAACCCGATACCAAACAAGCGATTGCTTTCGCTAAACAACGCATCATCGCTTTGTTAATGTCAGTAGTATTAGGATTTGAAATTGCTTTGTTCCGCAAGTCCATTACGGGTAGGTGCATCTTCATAGTCTTGCCGAAAGCTGTTACATCGCAATACACCATTACGCTATCACCGAAATATTTTGGCTCGGGAAATTCCCAAGTCGCATTCGGGTCTTGTAATAACAATGTATCAACAGCCCATGACCAAGATAAATAGGACAGACCATTCTTTTTTCAATATGGTCGCCTACATCAATTTTGCGTAACTCTTTATATGTTGTCATATCTTATCCTTTCGGGTTAATCTAAATTGCCACTTACTAAATCTTCTACTGCATGGTTTTCAGCTAGTGATTCTGAATAACTGAAAGCCACATCCCACAACTTACGACCGAGTTGTTGAAAATCAATCGTATTTACATTTCCTTGCAGAATTGTGAGTATTGATTCCCTATCGGCATCGGAACATTCGGAAATGCCTTCTGCGAACAATGAGAAATTGGTAGTGATGTCGTATCTGCCGTTTAACAAATCAATGATTCGTTCACCTAACAGGTCAGACTCATTATCATCTTCGGGTTCATAATATCTATCTGTCATACTATTCCTTTCGGGGAAAATTATTGGCAAAATTACCAACAACCCCAATTTTGCCCGAACTATTACAAAAAGAAAAGAACTTTATGCTGATACTTGAAACACCCTATCCACCATCGGTCAACAGCTATTGGGGCTTTCATGGCAACAGACGATTTCTGACCAAAAAAGCCGTAGATTACAAAAAATCGGTTCTCGAGGCTTTCAATAAATCGGGTCATAAAGGCTTTGGCAATCAGAAATTATTTGTTTGCATCTATCTATTTCCGCCTGATAAACGGGTCAGGGACATTGATAATTCGGTCAAAAGTTGTCTTGATGCACTCTGTCAGGCTGGAGTTTTTGATGACGATTCACAAATCAAAAAATTGTTAGTTCAGGGTTTTGACCTATCCAAAGGAGGAAAAGCGGAAATTGTAATAGAACCCTTTTCTTTTTGAAAAATTACAGGCAAAATTGTAATAGTTAGGCTAGGGTCATACCCGAAAAGTCGCTTAGTCACCGACCTGCCTAATTCCTTTTTGACTACCTTGACGGGGGCTTATGTTTTATTACAAATTTTCAATAAACGAATGGGCTTTACATACGGCTCATTTATCGCCCGAAGAAGAATCAGTATATTTCCGCCTTATCAATCATTACTACGATACTGAACAGGAAATACCACTAGAAACCGATTCGGTTATTAGGCGGTTACGATTGGGTTCGTATTCGGATACTGTGGATACGATTCTGAACGAGTTTTTTATCAAAACGGAAAATGGTTGGTTTCATAAGCGTTGCGATGAAGAGATTTCTGCCTATCACAATAAAGCCGAAGTGAATCAGCGCAACGGCAAGCGTGGTGGCAGACCCGCTAAAGAGCCTGTTACTGTGGATAAATTACCGAAAAAACCACAGTCGGTTATTTTTGG